TTAATAGAGATTTACTTAATCAGGAAAATGATGTTGTTGAGTATAGGTTTTGCTCTGAAACAGATAAGATAGATATTTTAGAACAACAACTAGCAATCAAGGATAAACAGATTGAGATTCTAAGGGGTGCTGTTGAGGATGCCACTGAATACATTGGTCATTACGGTGGTCAATGGAAACATGATGAAATGCTAAAAGCGCTAGAAGAATATAATTCAGTTAGAAATATTAGTGAATCAAAAGGTTAAAAATGAATAATTACTTTGATAGATTTAACTTTCTTCACGACAAACCATGTATCAATGGAAAAGCTTCTAGCGGCAATCCCTTGATATATAGTGCTTTATATAAATGTGCCGGTGGTAACTTTCGAGAGCCTAACACTATTTATTACCGACACATGGTAAAACATTCTGTTGCTGGTCTATCGATAGAAATTAAAAGGCATCCAGATAAAAACGACATTGCAAGTCTTGATGAAATAATAGGTGCTATTTATCTAGATTACATCAATGATGAATTTCTAAGCAAATATGATTATAGGTGGTTTGATAATTTATACAATCCAGGGTGGAAAAGAATTCTTCAAGCAGGGGTTTATTGCCTTGGAAAACATAGAAACTTCTTTAAGAAAGATGAAGGAAATGTAAGAGACCTTCATCCAGTTGCTTATTGGATTCCTTGGCACATTCAATATTATTCCAGAAAGAAAATGGGTAAGTCAGGTAAGTTTTTAAGTATATTTTTCTATATGTGGCTATTTTCTGTGTTGATAAAGAAGAATTACAAGAAACATGAAAAACAAACCGGAGCTATAAGTCAAAAGAATATTGCATGGCTTATTCTAAATGATTTGAATATGACTTTCTTGATTAAACTTATTAAGTATAGAAGAAACCTTTTTGATTACTTCCAAGAAGACGATCATCCCATTCTCAAGTGTTTATATAATAACTAATTTGCACCAGTTTTATTATCTTTAATAACACAATGCATTTATATTATTATAATAAATGTGAGAATCGGAATATTAATCTTTATATTCATTTCAATGATCCTTCAAGCAAAAGCTTTGGAAGTAATCCTAGATCCATACCTAGGAATCGATTATAGCGAGCCTCAAGCCTATACATATTATAATGAAGGATGTGAGTGTGTCTGTCATGGAAACTAATCTGAAGCTAATTACGAATGAATTATCGCATGAAGAAAGAATGATGCATAGAATTAGAGCATTGTATCGTGATCTTGATAGTGGTGATGGCGATGTTGCTTATGTTCAAGACGTTCTAATGGCAATTGAAGAATATCTTTTTCAGTTTGAAGATGAAGATATTATGATGAGCACATTTAAAATAAAAGAAGCCATTTTCTACATTGCTAACTTTATTAATACCTGATATAAAACCTTGTGTCTCGGTTATGGTTTCCATGATCGCATTGAGCCTCTGGTTTTCTAATCCTTTTTAACTCCAGGGGCTTTATTCTTTACATACAATCCAAGCAATTCATATAATTTAATTATCTCTTAGACGAGATAGTCATAATTAGTTCTCCTAGCAATTATGTTTAAAAAATCCTTGGCACATGGAAGTGCCTTGGTGTCGGAAGTTTGACAGATCAAGTTGCTCCACTTATCGTTTAGTAAGGTAAGAAGTTATCATAGGAGAAGCATGAATATGCAAGACATAAAATCAAAAGAGATTAAACTCGTTCCAATAGAACAAATAATCGACAATCCAAAAAACGCTAACAGACATTCGTTAGAACAAATCGCAAGACTTGAAAAGCTTATTGATTATCAAGGCTTCAGAAATCCTTTGGTTATATCCAATAGATCTGGATTTTTAGTTGTGGGGCATGGAAGAAAACAAGCAGCTTTAAACTTGGGGATGAAAGAACTTCCTTGTATCTATCAAGATTTTGTTGATGAAGCACAAGAATATTCTTATCTTGTTTCGGATAATGAAATTGCAAGATGGGCTGAACTTGATAAACATGCTGTTTACACAGAACTTGAAAGTTTAGAAATGGTTGATATTGATTTACTAGGATTGGAAAATGGTTTGAACTTCGATGTTCTTGAGCCAGAAGATTTAGCCGATGCTAATAAAGAAATCGACACAGACAATTTTGGGAATGATCTAGAACATACATGCCCGAAGTGTGGGTTTGAATTCAATGAGTAAGTTCACATATAACTGGAAATTATCAGATCTTAAAGACGTTAAGAAAAACAACTATAATGTTTTTTCATGCTTTGCATGTGGCGGTGGCTCAACAATGGGTTACAAAATGTCGGGGTTTAATGTTCTTGGATGCAACGAAATAGATCCAGAAATGATTGGAGCTTATAAGTTAAATCATAATCCTAAATTTGCTTTCTTGGAATCGATAGAAACATTTAAGCTAAGAGAAGATCTTCCAAAAGAATTATACAACTTAGATATTTTAGATGGCTCACCACCATGTTCAAGTTTTTCAATGGCAGGCTCAAGGGAAAAGGCTTGGGGAAAGAATAAGAAATTTAGAGAAGGTCAAGTAGAACAAGTGCTTGATGATTTATTCTTTCATTACATCGATCTAGGAAGAAAGCTTCAGCCAAAGATAATTGTTGCGGAGAATGTAAAAGGAATGTTGAGTGGAAATGCTAAAGGATATGTTAAGCAAATAATCAATTTGTATAATGTAGCTGGATACGATGTTCAATTGTTTTTACTTAATGGTGCAACAATGGGTTTACCACAAAAAAGAGAAAGGGTTTTCTTTGTTTGTAGGAGAAAGGATTTAAACCTTCCAAAGTTAAAGATAGGCTTTAATGAAAAACAAATACCACTTAAAGAAGCTTTTATAGGCTCACCACCAACAAAAGAATACCTTACTAAACAACAAGAATACTATTGGAATAAATGTTCCCCAGGAGAATCATTCTCTAAGTATCATCCAAAGGGTTCTTTATTTGGTCAAAGAAAAGTTTCACCAAACATTCCATGCAATACCTTAACTACAAAAATGGATGCATTTTTTCACTATAACGAAAGAAGATACCTTAACAAGTATGAATGGCAAATGATAGGATCATACCCAACTGACTATCAGTTTAAAAGTGATTCGAAAGCAAAGTATATGATTGGAATGAGTGTTCCACCTTTAATGATGCATAAGTTATCGGAACAAATACAAAAACAACTCTTGGATAGGATGTAACACATGGCAAATACTTTACACTATAAAAAAGAATATTGCGATATGCTTCAAAAACACATGGCTCAAGGATTAAGTTTTAGATCTTTCGCAGCTGTAATAAAAGTTTCAAGAACAGCTATGTATCAATGGGTTGATAAGTATCCAGAGTTTAAAGAAGCAAAGGAAGTTGCTGAAGATAGTGCATTGTTATTCTTTGAAAGAAGATTAGTTGCAAAAGCATCTGGTCAAGATCTTAGCAAGCAAGGAATCGATACTAAGAAGATCGACCTTGGAGCTATATGTTTTCCAATGAAGACAAGATTCCATGAAATATATGGTGATAGGCAAAAGGTTGAACACACAACAAACGATGCTGAAATTAAAATCACAATAGATAGCGATGATTCAAACCTTTAGAAAAACCATTGCACAAATTAAAGCAATCAAACTGCTTGGCTCTAAAGCAAGACATATTATGCTTTATGGTGGCTCAAGATCTGGAAAGACCTTCATCATTGTATTTGCAATATTTGTAAGAGCATGTAAATGTCGTTCAAGACATATAATGCTAAGACACACATTCAATGCAATTAAAACCTCTATATGGATGGATACACTCCCAAAAGTTTTAAGATTATGTTTTCCATTGCTAACAGTTCAATTTAATAAATCGGATTATTGCATCACCTTAATCAATGGATCTGAAATATGGGTTGGTGGTCTAGACGATGATAAAAGAGTCGAGAAAATTCTAGGGAAGGAATACTCCACTATCTTTTTTAATGAGTGTAGTCAGTTATCATATTCAGCTATTCAAATTGCATTAACAAGATTAGCTGAAAAGTCGGAGCTCAATAAAAAAGTTTATTATGACGAGAATCCACCTTCAAAAAGACATTGGAGCTATTGGCTTTTCATTAAGTTGTTAGATCCAGTTGATTCCGAGCCATTAGATAATCCAGAAGATTATGCATGTATGGTAATGAATCCAAAAGATAACATGGATAACATTGATGAAGATTATCTGAAGATGTTATCCAAGATGCCTGAAAAAGAAAGAATGAGATTCTTAGAAGGTCAATTTACCGATGATTCAGATGGAGCGGCTTATTATTCATTTGATCGTGAGAAGCATGTTAAACCAGTTAAGAAAGTTCCAGGAACATTGCTAATTGGAATGGATTTTAATGTAATGCCTATGACGGCGGTAATAGGTCAGTACTACAATGAGACCTTTCATATCTTTGATGAGGTGTTTTTAGAAAATTCTGATACCTTCAAAATGGTCGATCATTTAATTAAACATAAGTATCGGGGTATGGTAATTCCAGATAGCACAGGGAAGAACAGAAAAACGTCTGGTAAGTCGGATCATAGGATTCTTGAAGAAGCAGGCTTTCAAATACCTTATGTTAGGAATCCACTTCAGTTTGACAGGGTGAACAACATCAATAGACTATTAACAGATAATAGGATTATAATAGATCCTAGATGCAAGAAATTGATTGGCGATCTTGAGAAAGTAAGTTGGAAAGATAATAAGCTCGATCAAAAAACCGATCCTATGCTCACACATATTAGTGATGCATTAGGTTATATGTGTTGGAAAATTGCACCAATAGAAGAAATATACGATACTGATGGAATAATATTTGAATAAGGAAAGTCATGGCACAAAATCTTAATCTCTTGGATGTTAATGTAGTAACTCAAATCATATCAGACATTGAAGGCTCAGAAGAACGCGACCGAAAAACAAAGTCGTTTGATTCATGGCAAATATACTCTGGTAATGTAAAACCTTATGTCGAAGATGAAATCATAAGAACAAGACCGAAATCATTTACTGGTTACACCATATCGGATATTAGCTTTTCAAAAATGATTACTGACTCTAAAAGTAAAGCATACAAAGAACAACCACTTCGATCAGTAATGGGTGAAGATCAAACAAAGAACGATAGATTAAGAGAAATATATATTGAAGGTGATGCCAAACGACAAATGCCTTATTTTGATTGTGTTAATAACCTTCAAAAAAATGCTTTGATATGGATTAACAATCGCGATGAAGATGAAAAATATCAATTTATGAGCCTTCAAGGATTCGAGAGCTCAATCATAAGAGATAAAGATACTGGTGATTTAATAGGAGTAGTTTTAAACTACGGAAATAGAGACATTACTAAAAATGCTCATGGTGGCGATGGTATCGATAATCTAATAGCTGAAAGCCAAGCCGACTCTTCAGCACAATCTAAAATCTATGCAATGTGGTCAAATGAAAATTATGTTGTTGTTAAAGTCGAAAACTCTGAAGTTACAGAAATAGACGGAACAACATCATATAAAAGATCTATTACATTCGTAGACATTCCAGACAATCCTCAGAATGAAAACAAAATAGGAATCATTCCATTTGTTTATAATTCTCAAGAATTAGCTATTGATTATCCTACCCCATCACCACTAGCAGAACAGACAATAAATGCAAATACATTGCTTTCCGAATATTTTTCAAGTGCAAA